CCCCTTCCGCCGCAAGCAGGAGCAGGACCAGATCACCGCCCTCCGCCAGCAGCAGGCGGGGACGGCGACGTTCACCCGCGCGCCGCAGGAGGCCGCGCCGGGCAAGGGCCGCAAGGAGGATGGGCAACGCGAGGCGGACGCCGCCGCCCAGCGATCCATCATCGCCGAGCAGATGCGGCTCGACAAGCAGGACACCGAGGATCTCTACAAGCAGAAGCTCCTCACGGCCGAGCAGTACTACACGAAGCTCGCGGCGATCGAATACGACGGCCTCCAGAAAGAAGTCGCGATTGACGAGCAGCTCCTGCAAACGGAGACCGACCCGAAGAAACGCACCGAGTTGCTGGCGCAGATCACGAACCTGAACGCCCAGGCGCTCGAGGCCACGAAGCACACGACGGCGCTGGAGATCGAAGCCCTCGACGAGCTCCAGAAGAAGCGCATCGAGACGGCCCGTACGTCGATCAGCGATCAGGCGACGGCGACCCGCGATACCCTCTCGGCTCGCGTTCAAGACGTGCACGCCGAGGTTGACGTCGGCACGATCACGAAGGCGCAAGGCGCGCAGCAGCTCGCGGCGGCCTACGCGACGGCGCTGACCAACCTCCGGGCGTTGATCGTGGCGCAAGCGCGGTTGGCGGCGCAGGATCAGGACCCGAGGGATTTCGCCAAACTCGCGGAACTGTCGAAGGATTTCAGCCAGATCACGCTCGAAGCGCAGAAGGCCCGCGACGCCAGCAACGAGTTCGCGAAGGATCTTGGCGACGCCTTCGAGCGGAGTTTCGATCAAATGCTGGGCGGCGGCCTCGATAAGATGCGCAGCTTCTCCGCCGCCATTCGTGAGATGGCGCTCGGGATCGCGAAGGATCTCCAGCGGGCCTTTGCGCAATCGCTCGGAAAAGACATCAAGGCGGGCGTCGAGCATCTCCTGAGCACGAAGCCCCCGGCGCCCCCCGGAGACGGCACATCGTTCTCGCCGCCAGCCGCCGCGCGAGCGGTCGCAGCCGGAAGCGGCGCCCAACTCGGCGCTGCGGGCGATCAGCTCTCGGCGTCGGCCGTTGAAATGAAATCGGCTGCGGCATTATGGGCCGAAGTCGCTGCGGCGTTCGCGAAGATCGGGGTTCCGGTTGGCCCCAACCCGTTCGTCGCCCCCGCCTCCGCAGGCGCGCAGCGCGGGAACGCCACACAGTCGGGCGCGGGCGCTTCTCCGCCGTCTTCCCTTGCACTCCCCGGCGTGGCGACCGCTCCCGACCTCGGGACGCTAGGCGGGGACGCCGGGGTGCCCCCCATCACTGCGGACGTGCCGGGCGCGGGCACGCCGGGCGGCCCACTACCAGGCGCCCCGTCGCCAAGTGGCATCGCCGGCAGCGTGCTGTCGGTCCTCGGCCCGCTCGCGGGCGGCCATGCGCCCTCTGCGGCGGGCGTGATCTCGAGCGTGGCGCCCATCGCGAAGGACATCATCGGGGGCGCCCCATCTGGCGGCGGGGGAGCGGCCGCGGGCGGAAGCGCGGCGCTCGCCGCCGCCGCAGCGGCCATCCGCAGTGCGGCCTCGCAACTCGCCAGCTCCGCGTCTCAGCTCGGCTCGGCCGCCCAGCAGCTCATTCAGGCCGCGTCGGCGCTCTCCAGCGCTGGAGGGTCGGCCGGCGGGTCCGGTGAGAGCGGCGGTGGCGGTGGCCTGATCGGAAGCATTCTGGGTTCAACCGGTGGGGGCGGCGACGCGGGCGCGGCGGCTGCTGCTGCGCAGGGCGGCCACGTCACCCAGCGAGGGGTCTTGCGCCTCTGGCGGGGCGGGGCGGCTGAGGCCCCGGCCGACCATTCCCATCGGCGCGAGATGTTCTCACCGGCGCTTCGCGCGGCTGCGGGAATGCTCGCCCTTGCCGCGGGCGGCCACGTGTGGGGCGCCGGGACAGCGACCAGCGATTCGATCCCCGCCATGCTCTCGAAGGGCGAGTACGTGGTCAATGCGGCCTCTGTCAGCAAGGTCGGCGTCCCCGCGATGCACGCGATCAACGCGGGGAAGTTCACCCGCGACTCGCACAACACGATCCGGCATTTCGCGAGCGGTGGCCTGGTCTCGGGCGGCGGCGGGAATCAGGCCCGGGGCAGCGAACGCCACGAGGTCAACATCAACCTCGCGCCGGGCCTCGTCGCGGAGCACATGCAGTCGCCCGCGGGACGCGACGCGATGGTGAACGTCGTGACGAAGAACCGTAGCAGCATGAAAGCGGGGCTCGGGATCGGATGACGCCGCCCGCCATTCTCTTCTCCCCGCGGATTCACTGGGACGGCCCGACGTATTGGCGCGAATCGCTCGCGTGGCTCACCGACGTCCAGACGGCCGACAACGACTCAGAGGTGCGGGTCGGGCTACGGTCCAAGCCGCGGCGCACGATCGAATACACCGCCAAGGCCCTCACCGCGCGGGAGGCGGCGCTGCTGGGCAATCTCGTGTGGGGGAATCAACCCACGCTCATGGGAATCCCGGTGTGGGCGGATGTCTGCACGCTCGCGGCCCCGCTCACGATCGGCGCCGCGGCGGCCACGCTGGACACGACCTACGGCGGGATCGTGGACCGCGAGTTCGTGGCCGCGGGCTTCGTCGGATTCTGGAGCGATCCCTTCACCTGGGAGATCCAGACTTTGAGCGGGCTGACGCCGCCCGGCTCTATCGCGATGAGTGCGACGACGAAGGCGTGGGCGGCCGGGACGGCGGTGTTCCCGGTGACCGTCGGCACCCTCAATTCCGTCGAGCAGCAGCGGCGGAAGAGCGGCGCCATCAACGAGATCGCCATCGTCGCCGCGTGCGACGTGCTGGCGGATACTGCGATGACGGCCGCCGCGACGTGGAGCGGGCCGTCATTCAACGGGTCAGACTGCTTGAGTGCGCCCTTTCACAACTGGACGGAGCAGCCGGCGAGCGTCTATCACCGGACGATGCTGCTCGAGGATTCCATCACCGGAGTCTTCGGTTACTACAACCCGAACGCCGCGCCCGTGCCGGTCCGTGATTTCCTCTGGACCAATCTCACGCGGCCGGCCATCGCGCAGCTCAAGGGCTTTCTCGCCAACCGGCTCGGGCGCTACAGCGCGTTCTACTGCCCGACCTGGGTGCAGGATTTTGTACTGTCGTCGCCGGTCCTCACGACCGACACGACGCTCACGGTCGAAAGCTGCGGCTATTCGGCCTACGTGTTCCCGGCCGATGCGGTGCGGCGGACGCTCGTGCTGATGGCGGGCTCGGCGTTCGTCCCGGTGACGGTCAACCGGGCGATCGACAATGGGGACGGCACGGAGACGCTAACGCTCAACGCAGCGGTGGGGACGGCGTTCGCGGCGGGGATGGCGACGCAGGTCTCCTACCTCACGCCCGTGCGGTTGGACCGCGATGCGATCACGATCGAATACAAGACGGCCGGGATCGCCGAGACCAAGCTGTCGCTCGCCGAAGTGCCGCTCGGTGTCACGATCACGCCGGGCGCCGGCAACATGGTCGTCCTCAAGCCCGGGCGGTACCTCACGGCGACGGTGCCCTCGGCGCTGGGCGGCCAGACGGCGGTCTACATGCGCATTCGGTTCCTCGTGGACACGCTCGCCTCTGGCATCTTCCTCATGACGCTGGACGGCGCGATCGCAGTGTCGGGCGGCCCGGCCGGCACCGACGTGCAGTTCAACGGCACGCTCGGCCCCGGCGGCTACGCCAACGCCATCCTGTTCACCGTGCCGATCGCCGCGCTCCCGGCGGACGGGACGGGGCTCGTGCTCTCCGCCTACTACAGCGCGACGATCGGCGCGGCCGTGCGCGTAGAAACCGACTCAGGCGTTGCGCTCGGCTCCGGCGCCTGGGCGACCGGCAACCCCATCCTCGGCGTTGGCAACACGCCGAGCGGTCCCACCACCGTTTGGATCGGCCAGATACCGAGTGGGTACGGCGCCACCACCGGCAACATGACGTGCGACGGCGCGGAAGTCGGGACGGGCGTGGCCCCGGGCGCGTTCAACGCGATCCCGACCACGGCTGACGCGGGTGTTGTCGGCCTCTGGTCGTTCGACGCGCAAAGCCTTGTCTCGGTCTCCAGCATCGGCCCACCGCTCGTCTCGACCCTCGGTGCCTCCGGCGCCCCGGTCGAGACGTACATCCCTGGCGGGATCTGGATCGCGCCGCCGCTATGACCACCCCCTACGCGGTCCTCGAATCGGCGGGCGGGAAACCGCTCGAGCTCTTCCGCTTCGTCTCGGGAAGCAACGTCTACACGTACACGTCGGGCGATGTGCCCACGACGTTCAACGCGGGCGCGGGCTCGGAGACGTACACGCCGGTCACGCTCAAGCGGGCCTCGGTGCTCTCCTCGAGCGAAGCGTCCAAGCTGGAGCTCGAGATTGGGCTCGGCGTCGAAGTGCCGCTCACCGCGCTCTTCGTGAACGGCGTGGCACCGGGGCCGGTGAGTTGCGCGGTGTATCGGTTTCAACGGGGCGCCGATCTCTCGGGCGGACTCGGCACCGACCAGATCGTGTCGAGTTACATCGGCGTGGTCGCCGCCGCGGCGTGGCAGAGCGCCGAAGCCACGCTCTCGGTGACGCCCTCGCAGCGGACGCTCCAGCAGACGATCCCGATCTTTCGGATGCAGCAGCAGTGCAACCACGCGCTCTATGACGCGGGCTGCACGATCTTAAAAGCCTCGTACTCGCTGACTGGCGTCATCGCATCGGTCGATGCCACCGGGACGATCATCGGCATCACGATGGGGGCCACGGCGCAACCCGCGCCCTACTACGCGGGCGGCCTCCTCACGATCGCGGGCGTCGGGACCGGCTTCGTCGAGACGCATAACAACTCGACCGGCACCGCGCTCAACGTGTCGCTCTTGACCCCGCTGCCGGGCCTCACCGTGGGTGCGACGGTCACCATGAACCCCGGCTGCGACCGCTCGTTCCAGACGTGCGTGCAGAAGTTCGCGAACGGCGACAACCATTTCGGCTGGCCGTATTTGAATCCGTCGGACCCGTGGGTCGTGGGGATTCGCACCGACTCGACCTACGCGGGGACATAGTGAGCTTCCTCGTCATCCTCGTGATCCAGGCGGCGATCACGCTCGCGGCGTACCTCCTGGCGCCCAAGCCGCGGAACCCGCGGCCCGACATCGCAGGGGTCAAGCCGCCGTCAACGACCATCGGCCAGCCCATCCCCGTGGTCTTCGGCACGATGAAGCTGCCGCCAATCATCGCGTGGTGGGGAAACGCGAGAGCGCAGCAGAACGGGCCGCAGTGGAACAACACCTATAACTATGGCTTCGACTTCGAGGGCGTCCTCTGCATGGGCCCCGTCGATGCCATCCTCGATTACACCGTCAACGATCACTCCTTAGTCCAGTACACGCAGCAGCGGCATTACGTGAACGCGTGGGGCGATCCGGTGACGGGCACGCCCATCATCGTGCACTACTATCCGAACCCCTCCGGGCCAAATGCGACGTTCCCGCTCCGGTTCGGGACGTTCCCCGCGGGCGGCGCGAACATGGTCATCGACGCGCCCAAGCTCCTGGGCGGCCCGATGTCGGCTGGCGGCCTCTCGCAGGTCTGGATGGATTTCTTCCTCGGTGGGCCGGGGCAGGCCGTGTCGGCCACGATGGCGCGATTGATCGGCAACGTGCTCGCGAGTTCGCCCACGGGGACGCCGGTGCCGCAGCCGCTGTATACGAGCCTCTGCTATATGGTGTCGTACCAGGATCAGAATCCCGACAACTTCGGAAACTCCGGCTACTACGGCACGAGCCCCATCCCGCCCACCTTCGCGGCGGTCATCCAGCGGTGCCCGAAAACACTCTCGACGGCGCTCGGGCATCCCGAGTACGCGACGTTCAGCACCTACGATGCGAACCCGGTCGAGGCACTCTATAGCGCGCTGACCTCGCAGGAGTTCGCCGCAGGACTCAAGCCGCTCCTCCAGATCCCGACCAGCGGGATCGATGTCACGAGCTTCGAGGCCGCGTGCGCGACGGTCTACACTGAGGCGCTGATCGGCAGCAACCCCGGCCCACCGATCGCGCGGAGCTACCTGAGCAACAACGTCAACAAAGGGGACGGCACCTTCAGCAACATCGCGGGCGCGTTGGGGGCGCCGACCGAAATCATCACCGTCACCTTCACCGGGGCGACGACGTTCACGGTCACCGGCAGCGTCTCCGGGCCGATTGGCACCGGCACGACGGGGACGCCGTTTACCTCAGCGGTCATCTCGTTCACGATCACAGCCGGCATCATCGCCTTTATCGCCAGCGATTATTTCCAGTTCTTCGTCACGCAGATCGCGAGCGCCGGGATCTCGGACGCGATCGGTGCGTCGGATGCGACGGCGGCCGAAGAATGGTTCCGTGGGATCTTGACCGCGATCGACGGTGTGATGTTCACGCACCCCGAGACGAGCCTCTTGACGCTCAAGCTCGTGCGGTCGGATTACACGCTGGCCGATCAACCGCTCGTTGACGAGTCGGTCTACGACGACAGCTTGAAGTACGTCGAGGGCTCGTGGCCGCAGACCTTTAACGAGGTCTCGGTCCGCTACCGGAACCGGGGCGTGGATTACACCGCGCCCGTCACCGCCGCCGGGGATGCGTGGGCGATGGCGCAGGGTGTCGCCACCGTCCAGAATATCGCGGCGCTGCAAGCCAATGGCGGCATCCCGCAGCTCGCCGAGCCGCTCGACTTGCCCATGCTCACCAACGGGCTCTCGGCGGCCGTGTGCGCGGCGCGTGCCCTTCGCACCGTCTCCGTCCCGCGCGCGAGAGCGTCGTGGCTCCAGAACCGCACGGCGCACGCGTTCACGCCGGGCATGGTGGTGCAGCTCGCGTCCAGGCGGTTCGGTATCACGCAGAAGGCGATGCGGATCACGAGCGCCGACTACGGCACTCTTGAGAACGGGAAGATCCGCATCGAAGCCGTCGAGGACAGCTTCGTGACGCGGCCCCCGATCTTCCCGATTGATCCCGGCTCCCCGATCTCCACGGGCGTCGGCGGGGGCGGCCTGGTGACGGCGACCGGGGCCACAATCACGCTCGCGATCACTCCGACCCCGGTCACGATCCAAGTCGGACAGTCGGTGACGTTCACGGTCGTGGCGACGAGTGGCGGCACGCCGGTCACGGATAGCTTCGCGTTTACGACGGCGGATGCAACGATCGCGTCGGTGAGTGGCAGCGGGACCGCAACGGGCGTCGCGGTGGGGACGACGACGATCGCGGTGTACGATCCCTTCGGGAATCGCGCGACCGCCGTCGTCACTGTCGTGGCTGCGGCGTCGCCCGTGCTCGACCATCTGACCATCACCCCGCTCTCGGCGACCGTCGCCCCAGCGGCCACGCAGACGTACGTCGTGGCGGGCGTGGATCAGTTCGGGGCGCCGTACGCGGTCACCCCCGTGTTTGCCTCGTCGCTCACCGGCGTCGGCACGATCAATAGCTCCACCGGTGTGGCGACGGGTGTGGCGACCGGCGAGACCACGATTACGGCGACGGCGGGGGGCCTGAGTGTCACCGCGACGCT